CACAGACTGGTGGCTATAGCCTTTTGGGGAGATAAGGGGCTTTGTTATGACGTTGATCATATAGATTGCGATATTGAAAACAATGCGCTTGATAATCTTCAATGGATATCAAAAGCCGATCATTGGGCAAAAAGAACAAGAGACTGCAATAAAGCCATTGGGGAGAGGCATGGAAAATCAAAATATACCGAGGCCCAAGTAAGAGCGTTTCTTATTGAGCTAAATGCTAAAAATATATCAATAACTGAATGCGGAATTAAACATGGATTATCTAGGCATTCAGCTTATCAAATAGCAAAAGGCAAGGCATGGAGTTGGGTCGATGCCAGCTAAGTGGCTGCCCATCCATAAAGAGATAAAAAGCCTCCTCGCCAACCATGAGGAGCTTATGCTTATGGGCGGCGCAGGGTCGGGTAAAACTCACTTTATGCTAAATGTGATATTCAAACGAGCCATGCTGATGCCTGGATCTAGACATATATGTTTTAGGAAACGCTTTGAGCATACAAAAAATACATTATGGAATTCAGCAAAGGAACATGCAGAACTTGAATGGCCGGGGATATTTGAATCAATAACTTTAAATCGAAGTGGCGGAACTTGGTCAATGGAGGTCAATGGAAGCCATATTTTGTTCTCAGGTCTAGACGATAACGAGCGGATTGAAAAGCATTTGGGCAGCGAGTTTGCAACAATATATTTAAATGAGGTGTCTGAGATATCTAATGAAAACGATGTGGAATTAATAGCCTCAAGGTTACGGCAGAAAATTGACGGCAGACATCTTCTTCTGCTAGACCAAAACCCCCCTCCAAAGTCACATTGGACTTATCGCCGCTACGTCAAGGACGCTGGCAAAGTCAAAGGCCGCACCTCCTTCAAAATCAACCCTATCGACGTACGAGAAAACCTACCAGCCTCCTACATTGCTCGCCTGGAGGCATTGCCCGAACGGATGAGGCAGCGGTTCCTGCATGGTGAGTTTACCTCTGACATTGAGGGAGCCTTGTGGTCATGGGAGATGATCGAAGGCACTAGGACAGGACTCAGCGGCGAGGACGGGCGGACGGTTGTGGCGATCGACCCCGCGACAACAGCAAATAAGGACAGCGACGAGACAGGCTTAATCGTTGCCTGTCAAAAGGGCAACGGATGGAAGGTGCTAGAAGATGCCACGCTCAAAGCATCGCCTGACGTTTGGGCTAAGGTCGCCTTGGGATTGTATTATAAGCACGGCGCAGATTGCATTGTAGCGGAGACGAACCAAGGGGGCGACATGATCAAGACCATAATAGGGCAGATCGACCCCATGGTGCGAGTTGAAGAGGTCAGAGCAACCAAGGGCAAGCATGTTAGGGCCGAGCCAGTTGTCGCCCTGTACGAGCAGGGATTGATAGAACACGCGCCTAATCTGGGCGAGTTAGAGGAACAAATGATGTCATGGGTGCCGAACGTCTCGCCATCACCTGACAGGGTGGACGCTTTGGTTTGGGCCTTGCACAACCTAGCACTAAGCAACAAGCCTTGTCTTTCTATAGGATGGGCTTAAAATAGCCTTATGCCTTGGCCCTTCGCTAAAAAACCAATCCAGACCGAAACTAAAACGTCGGTTTCTGAAGTTCAAATGATGCACCCCGACGGGCACGACTATGCCTTGAACGACTGGCGGGCATACGCAAAAGAGGGCTATGGGCAAAACCCAACGGTTTATCGCTGTATTTCACTCATCGCCAAAAATGCCGCAAGCATAACGCCACATCTGAAGCGAGGGGATGAGTATATTGAAGACCATCCCATACTTGACCTATTGAACCGACCCAACCCCATCACAGGCGGACAGGAGTTTAGGGAAGAGGCTTACAGCTGGGCACTACTGACGGGGAACATCTTTTGTGATCGCTCAATCGTTGGCGGCAGAGTGGCAGAGATGCACCACTGGCAACCGTACGGGATGAAGATCCACCGAAGCAAAGTAAACATTCAGATACCCCACAGTTACGAAGCGGAGAATAGGCGAACGTGGGAAGTTGATGCGGTCTCGGGCGCTAGCGACATGATGCACTTAGGCTTGTACAACCCTGACCCCAACGCTGGATTCATGGGCTTGTCACCACTAGCGGCGGCGGCTTCCTCTGCTGATCAACTCAATGCAGGGAACGAATGGCGCTATAACCTTTACAAGAACGATTGCAGGCCGTCGGGCTTACTTTCAACGGAACAGCCTGTGACCTCAAGCCAACGAAAGGAGCTAGGTAAAGACATGGACTCCCGGAGTGGTGCAAAGAACGCAGGGCGCTGGATGATTCTTGGCGGTGGCCTTAAATACCAACAACTCAGCCAAAGCGCCAAAGATGTCGATTGGTTGAACGGTTCCAAGTTTAGCAAACAAGAGATCGCCGAGGTGTTCGGGGTGCCGACTCAACTGCTGGGCATCGAAGGGAGCCAGACTTACGCCAACTTTGAAGAGGCACGTTATGCGTTGTATCTGCTCACGGTTATGCCGCTGGTTGATCTTTATTTTGATGAGTTGAACAGGTGGCTGACGCCTCTTTATGGTGAAGACCTCAAGATCTGCTACGACAAAAGCAGCATTGATGCCTTAGATTACGTCAGGCAACGCAAGACCGAAACCATGCTAAACTCAACGGTTCTCACAATCAACGAGAAGCGAGAATTGTTAGGCTTGCCACCAAGGGGCGAGGCTGAGGCTGATCAACTGTTTATCGACCCCAATATGCTACCGCTAGGATTCGAGGCGTTCAATAGCGAAGAGCAAGCGGCGCAGGATGCGGCCAAGGCGTTCGTCCGTATGGGAATGAAGCGGAGTGAGGCAGAAGTGAAAGCGTGGGAGGTGTTCAACGGTCAATGCCAGCATCACGACCACAAACACTAAGGCGTGCAGCGGTGCAGCGGCGAAGGCTGGCTATTATTGAGGCAGCCTTTGAACCCAAGATTGCAAGCGAGCTTTCGAGAGTGGCTAAAGCAGCGGCGTCCGTTTATCCAAGCGGAGGAATTGCCGCAGTGGAGGCGCTTAGTGAGCAGCATATTGAAAACACCGCTGCGATATTGCAGGATATGTTTAGGGCGTGTGCTAAGACTGAGCAAAGACGCCTAAAAGATCTTTACAAAAGTTTGTCCATGGTGATCGAAAAGAAGGACGAGATGGAACAGGCTTTGACACTACTAAACGAGGCATGGTTTAGCGAGTCCTTTACTGCTTCGCAATTCATCGCCGCCACAACCCTAGAAAACCTCAGAATCGCCACAGCTAGAGGACTAGCGGAAGGACTCAACGAGGAAGGTATGGCAAGGTACATAATAGAATCACAGGAAGGGCTAGCACCTTGGAGGGCTAAGACCATCGCACGAACCGAGGCCCATAGCGCCATCATGCAAAGTCAACACGAGATCACCAAAAGCCTAGACTTGCCCGAACATGCTAGAGAATGGGTGACGGCAGGGGCGAGGGCTAGAGATGCCCACAAAGATATAGACGGACAAAAGAGGCTACCGAACACACCTTTTGACGTTGGTGGAGAAAAGTTGATGTATCCAGGGCAAAGGGGCGGCGATCCTGCGAATATTATCAATTGCCGCTGTGTTGTGGCTGAATCATTCGACCCCGAAGACATCGCAGAGGCTCAATAAAATGTACAACGATTATCCCAAAGCAGCGACCAACAACGCTAAACGTGCCCTCAAATATAGGGAGGAAAGCGGCAACCCTAAAGGATGCGGAACCCCTGTAGGGTGGGCAAGGGCGAACCAACTAGCAAAGCGTGAGGTGATTAGCTTAGACACGGTGAAGCGTATGGCGCAATTCAACAGGCACAGGCAGAATAAGGATGTACCCTATGACGAAGGATGTGGCGGCTTAATGTGGGATTGTTGGGGCGGTGATGCTGGGATAAATTGGGCGATCCGTATCGCTGAAAGGGACGGCTAAAATGAGTTTTAGCTATTCCAGCGGCGTCATAACGCAGACAGGAACCGATACAGACCTCACTGGACTTTCAGGACTAACGGGAGTCACAACTCAAGTTAGTGGATCAGGGACAGCCCAACACACGACTTATTTTTTAAATTCATCGACAGCTTTATTGGTTAGTGGAACGCTAAGCTTTAACCCCAATAATGAAAAATTATCGATTTCTTTTCCTGCCGCTACTAGCGGGAGTGCCACACATCCTTTAACAATCTCTGGGTCATTAACAATTGAGGGATCTACAACGGCTAACAGTAGAACTCAATATACTAGAATGACGGGCATCGATTTGACTGCCCCTTCGTCCGTTTGGTGGAGAGATCACGGGATATCAGTGACAAGTACAGGGTCATTTACTATGAATGGAGGAGCCTTAAGACTAGGAAGTGGTATCAGTGGAAATACTACTTGTACAATTTTCTTTCAAAATTGCGTTATATATGCTTCTGCTTCTAACTCTGGGACAGTATTTAGGGCAGGGGACAACTCACCAGTTCTTAGGAATGTTGAAATAGCTAGTAGAGGGGGTTCAGAGGTTTTTATATCAGGAAAGCAAGGTTTTAGCGAGGCTTCGCTTATATTAAAAAATGCGATGTACTACACAGAAACAACTCAAAGTGCCACAGTTACTTTCACGGATTACGATGTTTCGGCGAATATTGCATCTG